CCTCGCCCGCCATCCATGATGTATCCTTTGAAGTGAGCAGCGCATAGTAATTAATCATGAGTCATTCCTGGTAACATTTGGACGAGGCTTAGGAAGCAACGGCCCAGTATGGGTGTGTTTACTTTTGGTCTGCTTCTTATCTTCCTCTTCCGCGTCAGCTGCGAGGTCGAGGACAAACCTGCCGAGATAATAAAGGGTGGAGCATAAGACACCTAAGAGAAACCCACCTCCTGGAACGAGGATGAAACAGCCCACCATAATTATGGTGGGCATCCAGTCAAACCCTTTAGATTTAGTCATTGAATTCAGTGATTGTTCCTTTGGATTTAATTTTGATCACACGACGTGCATCAAATGAACGCCATTGTTGTATCTTGTTATCACGAACACGAAAGATGTTCGCGTCAACATTACTGGTGTCTCCAGTACCCTTGATGTCATTCACATCCTTTGGATTGAATGTCATCTGACGTTCGCTGCCATCCTTTTTGATAAAGGTGACAGAAACATAGCTAGAGCCAGCTTCATCGATCAAAGCTTTGATACGTTCGATTCTTTTCATTGCTTGATACCCCCCTTAACGCAATACTTGACTGTACCCATGAAAGAACGGACAGATGCAATCTGATCCGCTGGTCCATAACAGGTAGTTTCAACATGTTTATTAATCTCTTTTTGGGCTGCGACTGTTAATAATGTTCCAATACCAATACCAGCAATAATTGACAAGAAAGATTGGAAAAAGTGCATTGTGTTTGTGGGATAGTCTTGGCGACAATACGTGTCAAGCGTGAGAAATTTGTTCTTACCGAGGCGAAATGAATTGATCATGGGTTTAGTTGATGTATGTGTGAGACTTCAGTGGTGATGAAGCCTTGTTGATTGAATGCTAGGGGAGTTGTAGGCGCAACCCCCCAAACCTGGGTCTTACGCTGTAGAGAATCATGGCGCGAAAGCACCACACAGTCACGCCAAGATGCAGCCCAGATCACAGTGCTCAGACCATGGAAAGGTACTGATCTGTCATCCTTACCTTAGAGACCTTACGTTTGATGCCAGTGATCGCACGAAGGTCTCTGCTCGTTTGAATCATTAATGATTCCATCGAAGCATACAGAGGATGAACAGCTGGCGCAAGGTTAATGGTTGTTTCGTATCGATATACAAACAAAGCCTCTATCTTATTTCTGTATCGTTTACGGTTTGCATATAAGTGTACACAAACTGTGATTAATAAAGCGATGCCAGAAACAACGTGATGATGTAAGTGTTGCCGGTAAAACTTACCGGTTTCATAGCCTAGTTCGTAACTAGTTTGGATCAGAATTGACAGCACATTAAGTGCCCGAAGGATGTTGTGATTGTGCATTGGATTGTTGAAAAGAATAGTGGCAGACTCATCAGCTAGGGGATGCTAAACCCTAGGACTATCCCCGGAGGGATAGTTTCGTCGAGATCAATTGAACAGCAGCTCAGAAAGCTCGTGCACATCTTGGCTTACATAGGAGACTAATTTGCCACCCGTGCCATGAGCAGGGATGAAAATATCAGTCTTTGAACCATCACATAGAGTGCATGATTGACACTTAGCTTGTGAGTTTGGAACCTCAGTCGGACATAGCTTGCCGATGTTAGCCACATTGGTATCGCCCTTGTTAACAACTGAGAAACATTTCCACCCCTTAGAAGAGGCCTCAAGATAATCACCGAAAGAATCACATGATGCCTGGAACACACCTATGAAAGCATCAGCAAATGAATGCTTCCATTGATGAGTGTATCCAGTGTGGCCCTCAGCTTTCTCATTGAAAGATTTCACAATAGAAGGGTCGATCACAGAAGGATCCCCATAAGCACCCCATCTAATATGACGGCCCGATAATAACCGGACAACATTAAAGCAGCTGTTAATGCCTGGGTATAAACCCCTCTTGTATGCACGCCAGATAGATAATGGTGCTTGACCTGGATTCACATAACAAGTCCTATGTAACTTGCCATCAGGATGTAGACGAAAACGATGTGAACAATATCCACATATAGTTTCATCTAAGCCTGATTTAATTGCATCAACAGGATTAACATCCTCATGCAATATCCAGACCTGGATCATATTACTGGTCTTCTTATTTGAAGACTTCATTGTCATGATTACAACGAAAGGTTCACCATTGATAGGTGAAAGTCCGCGCTGTAGAACGTAACCGTTACTTGACATGTTCTTAGTGGTGATTGAACAAGTGGCAGACTCATCAGTCCGGACATGCCAAGTCCGGAGACTATCCCCGGAGGGATAGTTTCGTCATTAATTAAGATCAGGACGGAGTTTGAAGAATGCTTCCTTGGCATCAGCCACGGTTGCATAACCTTTCCAGCACATTTGATCTTCGTTGTTAACGAAGCAATATGTACCCTTTCCAGGTTCACTCAAGATATAGGCCACGATTGTATCGTGGTTATAAATTCTCTCGTGATAGTGTCCACAATCGTGAGGGATTCTCTCAGATGTGATCAGTGGTTTCTCCATGTTCTTAGTGGTGATAGAACAATTGCCAGCATTGCTGCTGACAATAACTGCCGGAGGGATTGCACACTCCGGACCCGCTTGAACGGAACAGCTTTCAATATGGTAATTACCAATTGAAATTAGGTACGAATTCAGGGGAGGGTAACTTCTTCAACATTTGATAAGTCGCGACGTTACAATCTACCCTTACAGAATGATCATCGAAGGATCGACGTAAACTACCCGGCACACAATTGCGGCCATGGTAACCTTCATCCCAGGCAAATAATGCCTCACCTTTGTCGTTAGAAACCACCCAGATTCTCCGAGGGTTTCCGTTACGATCATTGTCTGCACAGAAACGTGCATATCTATGCTCAACTTTCAAGTTGTCATAGCGTTTCTGTTGACGCTCAGTCATACTTCCGTAAGCACAGAGTAAGTCTGGATTGTTAACAGGCATGTTCTTAGTGGTGATAGAACGAATGTCAGCATTGCTGCTGACAATAACTGCCGGAGGGATTGCACACTCCGGACCCGCTTGAACGGATCAGCTTAATGTTTGAAGTTTCCGATAAAGTTCTTCAATCTGAAGATGATTCATAAGAATATTCTCACGATCATAATCAGTGAAGTTCATCTCTTCACCTTCCTTGAAAGTATCAGCGAAAATTTCCATGCAATGAGAAAGAAAATCAGCTTCAACTTTAGAAAAAGAAATCATTGTCTTAGTGGTGATAGGACAATTGACAACATTACTGCTGCCAAGGATCCCGGCAGGACTCGAACCTGCACAGTCCCCCCTTGGGACCGGGAACGGTGAATCTATGAGTCCGCTGCGGCTGCCACTCCGCACAATTTGCCTACCATCAGCTTACAAAAAGCCTACGTTTCAGCTACAGAGGATGTCTCCCCCTGGCTGTGACACACACCATCGGTGTCACGCGCATCCGGGCCGGACTGGGGCTGGCTCTAGTTCGCCCACCTGCAACCAATCGGTGCCGGTACTCTTCTTCAATTGTCTAGGTGCGCAGGGTGGTGACCTGCTCGGATAACTGTAGCGCTGCGGCTGTCACCCGCCTCGCTTGGTTCAATCGTAGCAGATCCGGCGGACCTGTCAACCGATTGACCGGAGAGCCCGTGGCGTCCCCGATGAATCCACTATAGGCCATCAGCGGCAGTGCTGCAACCATTCCGTCGAACACATAGGAATGCGTGCGCGATCATACACCATCCACATACATGCCCGGCTCACCTGTGGAATTGAGGAAACTCCTTGCGCCGCAATGGATCTCAGCGTTTTTCACAGCTAGAACGGTGGTTTTCCACAGGATATCTACAGGAAATCTTAATATTTCCCCATCTTTCTCCCCAGGAATTGTCAGGATATCCCCACATTTCCCAGGCCTGGCCCCGTTATCCCCAGGGTTATCCACAGGCACATCCCCTGTTTATTTTTTTTCCTCTCGGTTTGGGAAAAATGAGACCCGCGCTAGAATGATCAGCAGAATATTTTCCCAAATCGGCCTATATATATAGCTTTTTTAACCAAATTTTAACCTTAAAAAACAAAAAAAATTATTTTTTTTAAAAAAATAGGCCCTATTAAGGCCCTGATAAGTTAATTATTTTAGAATTAATACAGATAAAAGCAAAAGAAGTAGCATGGCACCCGGAAAAGTAACTAAAAGAGAGGCTTTGAAAAAACTTCGTGAGCAAAATAATAGAGTAAAGAATGCATTAAAGCCTGTGAAGGTTTCTAAAGAGACTGCTGCTAAAAGAAGAGAGTCCGTTAAAGGAAAAAGTATTGCAGAACAGTTAAATGCTCCCGGAAGACCCGATTGGAAAAAGCGTAGAGAAGAAAGACAAGCACGAAAGGCTAAAAGTGATACTAATCAGAAAGAATTCAATAAAGTACTTGCTGAAAACACACGCCTTGTTAAGGCGTTAAGAGAAGCTCGTGACTCTGCTAAGGAAAGTGGGAGGATAACTCCAAAAAGAAGAGCAGAAATACGGAAAAATGAAGAAAAAAGTATTAGAGATTATGGCAAAAAAAAATAAGAAAAGATAGTATTAGCGGAAATTAACAATGGCTAATCCGGATTATTACGATCTGCGCAAACTAAGGTCTTTGGTTCAAAAACCTAAAGGCAAACCAAAGGCTAATCCGAATACAGCTTTATTTAATAAACAAACAAAAAAAGGTCAGTCTAAAAAGCGCTGACCTTTTTTAAAGGAGTTAAGCGAAGCTAAACAGCGCTGTCATTAAAAGTCATAGTCTTAAATCTTTTTGCTGCATCGGCAGCTCTAAGCATCGCATCCTCATCTGGAACAGCGAAGGCAAGTACTTTTTTACTATCGGTAATAAAATCACGAACCGTAAGGTCATCGGCACCAGCAGCAGCCATATCTAAAGCTTTTTGTTTAATATCTTCAAGACCTGCGACTCGATCAGAAAGTTTACTTTCGTCCATAATAAGCATGTAATTTACATGACAAGTTTAGCAGCGGTAAAATATTAAATATATTAGAGATATAGAAATGCGTTACCAGCAGCCAAGCATGGAAGGCACCTTATTCGCAATGCGCAATGCGGAAGGTGACCGAGGGATGGTTAGAAATATTCTCATTGGACAAGCAGCTAACAGTGTAGGCAACATGCTGCTCGATGCTTTTGAGCCTGAACAAAGAAAAAGAGATGAAGAAAAAGATTTAGGCGATCGGTTCAGAGATTTTACAAGGAAAGCATTAAACATTGGCACAGGAGCTAATTACGCTTATCAAATGGCCAGAGGTTATGGACTCTTTGATAAGCAACCTAAAGGTGCTGTACAGGGAGAGAATCAAAACTTCAATGAACAACCTCCGGAAAGTCCGCCACCCAGGCCCGGTGCAGCAGAGCAAGCACCGAGTCAAATCGAGGGCTACGCCCCTTACGGTTTATTAAAGGGCAGTGAACCCACAATGACTGAACGCACCCGTCAAGGTGAAGAGTTAGTCAAAGCAGCGCGTGCCGAACGGATGCCCGGTTTGGTTGTCACTGACCTAAGTGCAATGGTCGATGACGACATGATGAATCGACTCAAAGGACTGGAGAGAGAAGCGGCTTCTTATCCAAAGAGAACAGAAGAACCTAGTGATTACGAAAAAGGCGTTGCTGCAGGTATGGAAGCAATGGCCATGCGTAATCTGCAAAGTCAGGCTCCCAGTCAAACAATTGACGTTACCTTTACAGAGCCAGAGCGCAGATCGACTGCTTACGTGGCTCCAAAACGTAGTTCAAATCCTTTGCTCTCAAGAGAGCCTATGGGTTTCAATGAAACCTATGGAGTCAAGGGCGGTGTACCCATGGCACGAGATGCCCGCAAAGAAGAGGACGCAGAAAGCTTAGCTAACTTCTACGCAAATTTACCAACCAATCCTGAGACAGGCGAACGTGATCTTGGTAACTTTGCTTCTAAGTATTTAGTTTCTAAAGGATCTATTGATCCAGATACTGTGATGGTAGTAGATCCAGAAGTAGATCAGCCTCGTACTTCCGGCGGTCTTCTCCAGGGTCAATTACGCGGTGAAACATTATATAATCAACAAAAAAATAGAGAGCCGTTCGTACAAGATCAACAGATGGATGCAATCTATTCAGGGGATGAGCAAGGTCCAGGCTTTACTTCAGGCTCACTTGCAGACATGTTCCTACAACAAGCGCAAGCCCTTGCACAAAGTGATGCAAGGCTTTATCGAAATGTAGGAGAGAGAATTAGCAACATGAAGCGAATTTTAAGTGGGGCGGAAGAAGTGCCAGAGCAAAAGTACACTCAAGCGCTTCAAAACACATCAGCTCAAGGTGCAGCGCAAGAGCAGATGCAAAACTTCATGGCACAAATGCTGGATGATAATGAGGCATCAAATAAAAGAATTCAAGAGCAAGTTGCCGCCAGAGAAACTCCACGTTTCGCCCCTTCACCTGAAATGGTGCCTAATTATGTTAGGCCAGAATTCAGGGCAGTCTCAGAACAACCTCCTGCTCGTGTTGCTCCTTCAATGACACTTTCTGAAGAACCTACTGTAAAGAAAACGACTATCATTGAAGAAACGGTTCCTGCTGCTCAACAACGCATGTCACCTCTTGAAGCTTCCGAAAGGCTGCGTCGTATTCAAACAAGTGGTCGCCCTACTGCACGTCAAGAAGCTCAAGATTTCCTACAGTCAATTAGAGGGCAAATGATCAATGGCTAATCAAAAAACCAATAAGTCTTTCAAGGGTGAAGATAAAGCTAAAAATACAACAAATAAAAACTATAGCTTTGTCACAAAAGCAAAAAAGAAGGGTATTACCACTGCTCAGCTCCAGGCAAATGTAGAAAAAAACCCTGATGAATATGATGAAAAAACAAAAAAAGAAGCAAAGCTAAGGGAAACTCTTGTTAGATTAAATAAACGTAATAAGAGTAAAAGGTAATGGGAAGAGATCATCGTTTAGATCTAGGACGCTACGTAAGTAATCCTTTTGATAAAAGAGGTAAGCAATTAAAAAAGTTAAACTTTAATGATCTCTTTAGTTCAAAACCAGAAGGTGGACAATATCCCTGGAACCCTACAAGGTTTACATCTGAAGATTTATTGCGCCGGATGAAAACCCGTAAGGTGACATTAAATCCGGATTTAAAAAATGTAGGTAATTCGCCTTACTTCAAAGATGGTTCGAAATTAGCTGAAGGCCATGAGTTATTTGAAGGGATTGGAAGGTTTAATCGTCAGGAGCAATATGATTTCACAGCAGGTAGACCATTAACAGCACAACGTCCTGAAGATCAACCTGATTTTAATCCTACTTGGATGAAGGCTTTTGAGATAAGCCCTACGATGAATCCCGATGATAAACCCAAAAATCCCAACCCAAGTTACGCTAGGCCTGATCCTAACGGTTTTATTCAAATGATGGCAATGAGTAGTGTCGAGAGTAATAATTCAGATGACCCATCTATTTCAGAATTACTTGCAAACAAAGGAGGCAAAGAAGAAGAAATAAGTGAGGAAGAAAGCACGGAACAAAGTGAATAGAATTTTTAAAGTATAATTGAAATATATTAGATAATAAAATAAAATGGCTGGGTTTCAACTAGCAGGCAAGCTCGCCCCTCTTTTATCCAAGGTATTGCTAAAGAGTGGTAAAGGTATAAGCAGTATTTTAGGCCCTGGCGGCGCTAGCAATCTAGTCAGAAAAGGCACAGTAGTCGGAGCACGTAATTTAAAGTCTCCCGCTATGTCGAGTGCGCTTGACAGTGCAGTAGTGGCTGCAGCACCTGAAGCAATTATTTCCACATTGACCCAAGGCCTTGGGGCTGGAGCCGGATCTCTTGTATCAAATGTAGGCACACAAGGAATTCTTGCCGGTTTAGGAAGTGTATCTGGAGTACCAAAAGGAGTGCGTGACATAGCGAATAACCCAAATTTGCGTGGGGCTGCAGGACAGCTTGCTGGAGGTGCGGTAGCAAATTTATTAACACCAAGAACACGGTCACTTCCTTCGCAAACAATTAGCCCTGAGCAACAACTCGAATTAGCGCAGTTACAAGCACAAGCACAGATGCAAGGCAATCAACTTAGTGCTAACTCCCAAGATCTTCTCACTGCTTTAAACGCAGCTACCTCCTTAACAGGTAATGCAGGGTCAATATTAAACGTTGGCCCCTATCAAGTTCAAACTTTTGATGCATAATTAGTTGTTGTAAAATAAAACATATTAAGGAGTTTTTATTATGGCTAAGGGACAATGGTTTGGGCAGTTAATGGATTATCTGTCTCAGGCAGGAAAAGCGGCTGCTCCTGTTGTAAAAAATGTAGCCATGCCTGCAGCAATTATTGGAGGGGGAGCATTAGCGCTAGGAGGACTCACTAAGCTGGGCCAAGCAGGTGTGGACGTAATTCAAGGTGATAGAAGAGCAACGGGTAGCGCTCCTCTTAGCGGACAAGGTCCCGGCATGAGTACTGAAGATAACATTGAGTTACTTAGCAAGGTTCTGGGTCTTAACGTGCAGCAGACAAAAGAAATGCTGCCACTTATTAATCAGCTTCAAAATGAAAATCTGCGTCGTGGTATGGAAGCAACCCGACAGGTCGGACAGATCCAAGGTGACCTTGCACGTCAAAAGTATGGCTACCAGTTAGCTGGAGGTGCCCAACAGCTTGGTCTCGGCACACTGCAAACTTTAATGTCCAATCCAAATCCCTACGCACAAACAGGTTTAAGCGGCGTAAGCAGCCTTAGCCTTTGAGGTGATTTAAATGACTAATCGTTTTAGAACAGGCTTTTCTTTAGGCACACAATTACCAGATATTGAGTTAGGTGGAAAATATTTTCCAGCAATGCAAGACATGTCTAATGATAAGCCAAGTGACATGTCCGGAGTTGGACCGATACAGCAAAAAGCAATGGAGCTGATAAATGAAGGCTATTCCGTGGATGACGCACTTAAATTAGCACAAAGCGATACAGTTAGCGGCGACGATAAGGTCTGGGATTATATCATAGATGCAAATAGCATTGAAAATTTTAGAAAAAAATTAGCATTAAAGAATGAGTTTGAAGCAGAAAGAATGGCTCAGGCTGCTCCTTATAACTTGCTGTATCAGATTCCTAAAACAATTATGCAGGGCGCTGTATTGCCTGCAACAGTAGCTTTAGGTGGTGCCCAAAGAGCCACAGATGCGCTTGCGAGAATGGGCAATGTTCCCATTGGAGGCTTCGGCACTAACCCAGCAGGCTCTTACAACTTTAGTTAATTAAAGAGGTGTTATCATGACTTTTTCAGGCAGCGGTTTTAATCCTACTTTCGGTGCGTTTACTCCCGGCGCTGCTAGCAACACTCCTTCCTTCGCAAACTCAATTAGTGCAGGTCAAAACTTATTTGGCACAGGCGGATTTTCAGGTTTTGGGAATACAAGTAATAACAGCGGCGGAGACTTTTTTAGTAGCTTCCTTGACGGTCTTGGTGGTAGTTCAGGGAGGAATCTTACTACAGGTGTCTTAGGAGGTCTTAATACAGGATTGGCTTTTAATACAGCCAATCGCACCACAGAAGCTGCTTTAGAAACTGCTAAAGGGCAGCTAGCATTTGCACAAAATGCACAAAGGGAAGCAACTCTTGCTCAGTTAGCTAATAATGCTCTTAATATAGATGCTCAATTTGGTTTTGGCGCTAATGCAAACTTTTTGCGTGCTAGTGAAGCTGATCGGGTAAGAAGGGATAGAGATCGTATAGCTGCGGCACAAGCGGCTGAGTTCGCTAACACTCCCGAAGCGAGAGAAGCGCAGCGTTTCCAAAACCGGTTAGCGATTCAAAGAGACGTTGCAGGTAGAATAGCACAAAGCCGAGCGATGTTCGGGTCGTCGTCCCCCCTCGACAACGCAATCTTATTTTCTTAAGGAGTTAAAAAATGACTGCTTTACTTGGCGCTGTTGCTGCTCCTTTAATCGGAGGTGCGGTGAGTAGTATATTTGGAGGATCGAAGAGCAGCGGAGGATCAGTCTCTGATGTTTTCGAGCCAGAGCCGAATGAGAAATTAGAGGAAATTGTAGATTCAGCATTTGGGGGACTAGATGCAGCAAGAAATTTTGGCAATTCTGCGTTTACCACTTCACCACAACGACAACAAAACGCTCTTGCTAATTACGAAGATTACAGGAATAATTTACTCTTTGGTGTTCAAACAGGAAGAGTTGGACCCACTACAGCTGGATTACAATTACAGAACTTTATTCAGAGCAACGATTTATTCGATTTAGATGAAAGATTTGGTGATGATTTAAATGCAATAAACAGACTATACAGTAAATCTGTTGTACCTAAACAAAATGAAGAGCAAGTAAAAAGAGCGGTTGAAAATGTTTTAGGCCGAGAAGCCACGGGTAATGAAATACTTAAGTACACGGCAAGATTTGAAGGGGGAATTCCTGGATACGATTATCAATCACTGTTAGGAGACCTTTCACAAACTCAGGAATATAAAGACAAATTCGGAACAGGCGGAGCTCTTGATGCGTATTATGATTCATATTATGGTAAACGACTTACAGAAACTGTTGCTGTTCCAGAAGGAGAGCAACAAGAGTATCAGCGTCCTTCTTTAGACGCAATTCGTAAGCGTTATGGACTCGGTGATGATTTTGGTGGTTATGACGTTTTAAAAGCAAGGCAAGCAGGATATTCAGATGATGAGCTACTTGATTATTTAAAACAAAATCCAAATTACCTTGCAGGTGATAATGTAGTCGGCGGCTCAAAGGATATGATTCGTGAACTTGAGAGAGGTTCTCTTAAGTTAGTAGACACATACACAGGTAAAGGTCTAGTACCTATTGACAGAGGTGAAACACCAGGCTTTAAATACCAAGAAGCTATAGGCCCTACACGTGAAGTTATCACTGACGATCGTGAATATAGATTTGCTCCTGACAACTTTACAAAGAGAGCACGTCGTAGAGCAGGATTAAAACCAATAGAAGACTTTACGTTCACTGGTACGATTGCTGAAATTGAAGATTTTCAACAGCAACGTCGCGATGAACGCAAGTATTTATATAACTCTGGGTTAACAAGTCTACAGGGCGATATTGATAAGAGTCTTCAAAATATTAAAGATCTAGGAAGAGAACGGCTTGCTGTTATCCAGGGACAGTACGGAATGGTCCAGGGATTAGCTGCAGGTTTGTTTAGTTAGAAAAATAAACTTATTGTATAATTAGTTTGTAGTTTCTAGAAACACAATCATGTCCAGACAATACAGCACCGATGAGAGATTGTCAGCGCTTGAAAATGATCCAGGCTTTCAAAGGCTCAGTAGGCAGCAGCAAAATGACCTTCGATTTAGCATCGTTCAAGACGAGTATGGCCCTAGTTTTGACCGTGGGCAGTTCAACTTCCTTCTGAACCGCCTGACCGGATCCAAGATTCGCCAGAACCGTGACGCACAGGCTCAAGAGCGTCAGAACATCTACTCACGAGGCCTTTCCAGTATGTTCGGTAACTTCTAATTCCGATCGATAAATGAGTCATGGCATCCAGTAATGTTGTCGACGCATTTTCGGAAGAGGAAAACAAATTTGGAGGAAAGAGTGAAGAACTCTTTAGTCCTGAGCAGCTTGATAGATATCAACAAGCTTATGACTTAGCCTACCGATTTGGCGAACGTAAACTCAGAGAAGAAGGTGCTCAAGAAAGACAAACAATCGAAAAAGGTGCCTCAGAACAGCGTAAAACCGAGCGAACACAAGAAGCTCGAGACAACGCTCAAGCACGACGAGCTTATAAGTTCTGAGGTCTTTTCTCACTTTGTAGAGAACTTGGATTCTTCTACAAGAGAGACTTTCATGTCTTTTGCTTGTGACAAGTATTCGGTTGTAGAAATTTACATATACGCACGGTTCCTTGGCTACAAAGGAACCGTTGCGGATTGTGATGTTTGGGTAACTTCACTTTTCGATAAGCCTGATCATATACATACTCTTTTATTTCAGATCAATGAAATGACAGAGGATGTACGTAAATTACGTGAAGATGTTGAAAGCGGTTTAATTAAAAGGGATGTAGGTGTTGCCAGGAATGCTCAAATGCAGCGTGAGATTCGAGGCAACATCGCCCAGGTTGAAGAATTTACCACAATGAAAGATAGAAAGGGGTTATTGCTTGCCGGAGCAGATAGGGCCATCCGTGAATTGCTTGCAATTTTTAAAGATGACCCTATCTCTATTCCGTTAGAAGAAGCTTCAATGGCAGTATGGGCGAGAATGCAACTTGAAGAATAGTTGTTATAATATAAATAAATACAGTATTTAAGATGGGCCAGTCAAATCAACGTGCTCGTGATAACACTTACGAGAATTTACAAAACCTGATGCTAGAGCGTCAAGACGCTGCATCAACTGAAAATTTTGGCATGTACAACACTCCCGGGGATAGTGCTGAAAACCCCATGAATACAGTTGTGGGAGAAGGAAATAACACCGGAGGCATGCAAGGAACAAGCATGAAGCGAACTGATTTTGCTAATCAGCTAAATGCTGCCCTTGGTGATATGGGAGGCCCAGAGCAAGGAAAGGCACCGGGAATGGCACCGGGAATGGAAGAAGAAGAAGAAGAAGTTGAAGGTATGGACATGGGACCTGGAAGGGCAAATCGTGAAGCACGCCGCAGAATGCGATAATTAATTTTATTGTTAAAATTTCCTTATTCTTTGTTAGTGTAGAAGAATAGGGAATTTTTTATGCCTTCTTATAGTTATCAAGCATATCGTAGAAATGCGCGTGCAGCTGCAGCAAGGCAACAAATTAAACCCAACAAAAATATCGAACAACTTGAAAAAGCGCGTGATGATTTTGGTTACTTTTGTGAGTATGTAGCAGATAAACCGCCAGCATCACATCATAAAGAATGGAATAAACAGTTTATTACTCGACTGGATACACAATGCTTATTAAAAATAGGCGGACCAAACATTGATCTTCTTGCACCAAGAGGCTCTGCTAAATCTACTGTCTTAGGTTTACTAACTGCGTGGGCTATTGGTATTCACACGACTGCAGGTAAGCCTTTACAGATACTCTATCTTTCTTACACAGTAGATATTGCACGCTCTAAATCTGCGACAATTAAAAGAATAATTGAAAGTAAGAAATATCAAGAAGTTTTTCCGAAAGTTAAGTTACTTAAAAACGTAACTTCCAATGAGTACTGGTCAATTGATCATAGATTTGCAGGAATTGATACTACAGGCGAAGAGCAATTTACTTTATGCGCAGCTGGCCTGAAAGGATCCGTTACATCAAAACGTTCACATTTGGTCATGATTGATGACCCCATTAAATCAGCATCTGATATTGCCAATCCAGATGTTAGAAAACAAATGGAAGATAACTGGAATGCAGTTATTGCACCAACGATGTTTGAAGGAGGTAGAGCTATTTGTTTAGGCACTCGTTTTCGGCATGATGATATTCATGCAACCACATTCAATGAGAATAATAATTGGAATCAAGTTGTGCTTGCTGCTATAAACACTGATGAAGAAACAGGAGAGCAGCTTAGTTATTGGCCTGAATTTTGGTCAATTGATTATTTATTAGAGAAGAAAAGACAGGCACCCGTTTCATTTAGTTTTCAGTATATGAATCAAATTGTGAGGCAGCATGAGCTTTCCCTTGCCCCAGAGTTAGTAGTCAAGGCTGAAATTGCTACTGAATTCGATTCACTCGCTGTCGGAATTGATTTGTCTTCAGGCGTTAAAGAAAAAAATGATTTTACAGTCATGGTCTTAGGAGGAAGAATTGAGGATCGAATACACATTATTGATTACCGTCGACTAAGAGTAATGGGTAATTTAGAAAAATTAGATGCGTTAAAAGAGATGTTAGTTGATTGGAATATTCTTGGACAGGATGAGAAAGGTCTTTACTATCCCACCATGTCTACATGTGACATTTATAGTGAAGCGGTCGCTTACCAAGCTAGTCTTGAGGCTGATTTTAAAAGAGTTTGTTTAAATCAAGAAAGTCTGTGGAACTTAGTATGGCATCCAGTTAAAGGTTTTCGTTCTGATAAGTTAGCTAGATTTAGAGGTACAATCGGATTATTTGAGGAAAGAAAAGTAATCTTTAATCGCTATAGAAACTTCACGGCAATGTTTGAAGAGCTTACAAATTTTGGAGTAGCTAGTCATGATGACTGCGTTGATGCTTTGGTTTGGCTCTTGAATGGTTTGTCTAGAAAAGGTAATCTACAAGTGGATTTTTAAAATTATAATAAAGGAAAGAGGGCACCCCCATGGAACATTTAATAGCTGTTGGCATAGCAGCAATAACGGGGGGTGGATGGACTCTCTCGAAATTTGGCAATCGTATGCGAGAGATAGAAAACAAAGTAGATAGAATGCCAATTGATTATGTATTAAAAGCAGATTACATAAGAGAAATGCAGAGAATGAACGATACATTTTCAGAAATTAATATTAAGCTTGATAAGCTTGTTGAAAGAACAATTGAAAGATGATTGAAATTACTGAGATCAATGAATTGTCAGATGGCAGCTGCTATGTGATCTTATCAGATGAACTGCTTGATATTCTTGATTGGAGCGAGGGTGATGTCCTCAATTCTCGCTTAAAAGGAAATGGCATTATTTTTACAAAAGTAAATGATCCTGAAAAGTTTATACCAATAGAATAGTAAAAAAGCTTTTAGAACCATGATGATGAGCGGTGGCGATGCCAACATGCCCGGCGCACCTGGCAACACAGGAGCCCTCATGCAAGCAGGAATGATGGGAATGGGTCCTAGCGGAGCGATGGGCTATCTACAACGTTCAATGCCAATCAACGGCATGGCCATGTATGGACCTTTAACTCCAATGGACGTTAAGCGTATGTATAGCGCAGGTGCGCAACTCACTGGAGGCGGTCTTATGGGTCCTATGGGTCCTATGGGTCCTATGGGTCCTATGGGTCCTATGGGTTCTATGGGGGCTGAAGAAGAGGCGTAATAGCGCTTTTTCTTTCAAAATGTAGAGGGTTATTAAATGTATTACAGCAGTATGGGACCAGGTGCACCTGGTAATTTTGAGGGTATGCAAAGGGCAACCCTTGGTGCGGACATGGTTGGCCTTAACTTTAATACTGGGGGTCAGGATAAAGGCAGTGGCCCTCAACTAGCCTTCGATCAAAATGGATCAGTCCTTGATATTTTGGAGGGCCGGAGAAACTTTGGTGTCGTCGCCGGAGATCCTTACGGCAGACCGCAGCCTCAACGGAACACCATGGTTCCAAGCATGAATATGCTAACGGACCCTTTAAAGAGGGCCTTTGAGACGGGCCTTCAAAATTTTGGTTCCCTTTATGGCCGCACAGATGCGGAATATTTTGGCGGTAGATTACCTGGTGGTGCTCAACAGCCCACCTTTGTTGATACTCTTCCCCAAGCACCCTCAGGTCCTGGTTTCTACAACATGCCGGGCTACCAAGATCAAATCCCAATGGGAGATGGTTTCATCGGACCACGATCTATTGATCAACTGCGTAGAGAAGCATTAGAACAAATTCGACTAGAAGATGAGGAGAATAAGAGATATAGCAGCGATCCGAATCTTGCTTCAGTTCCTGTAGGTTTTGTCAACAAATTTGTTAGCTAAATGCCACAGGACGATTCCAAATATACAAAGCCGGGATTGCGCGAATCTATTAAGAATCGCGTAATGGCTGGCAGTAAAGGCGGTAAGCCTGGCCAGTGGTCTGCGCGAAAAGCTCAACTCACTGCATCTGAATATAAAAAAGCAGGCGGAGGTTATAAGGGAGGAGAAGGTAAGAGTCAAAAAAGTCTGAAGAAGTGGGGAAAAGAAGATTGGCAGACTAAGGAAGAGTATGATAAGAATAAGGCCAAGAAAGCGGCAACCGCTGCAAAAAAAGCAAAAAAAAGTTAATCATGAGACTCGCCGGTAAGTATTCAAAATTTAAGCCAATGGCTGGCTTTTAAACACTTCTTGCATCAGAAGCCATTGGACCTGGAATGGGATTAATTCCAGAGCAAGGTATTCCTTTAGAGGCTTTAGAAGGAACATCTTCTCCTGAAGCATTGAGACAGGGAGGAATTGAGCAAGTTCCTCCGTCAGCATTTGGAGGACCTGGACCAGTCCTTGGTGGACCAATAGGTGGACCAATACAGACAGGAGGAATGCAACCTGCTTATACAACAGATATTCCTATTAAAGCAGAATATAGAAATATTTACGGAACAAACGTTAATGCAACATACAATCCTACGACGGGAGCTTTACAAGGAGGAGCGACAATTCCCATTGGTGCTGCAGAAGAGGGACTCCGGCTTGGAGTTGAAGGCAGTTACCAGCCGGGAGTCATGGATTTTGATGGAGTAACGCCACCACCTGGCTATAGTGGCATGATTAGATTTAGTAAAAATAATCGAATTGATCCAAGAACGTATGAAGCTCCCGGCGCAGAAAAATATAGTTTTGGAGTAGGTCTTGAGGGCACTCCAAGACGTGTACCTCCGAGAAGAACAGTACCAGTGCAGTTATTTCCTCCTGGACTTTAAGTGAACATAAGCAGAATATAATGGCAGATAAAGCTATAGAAAAAGGAAGAACAGAAAGATATCTACCCAAAGCTGCCTGGGCAAAGATGTCAGAGGAAGAACGTAGAGAAACTGACGAAAAGAAAAAAGCAGCTAGTAGAAAAGGTAAGCAGTTTGTACCAAACACAGAGACTGCAAAGAAAGCAAGTAAAGCCGCACGTGCAGCCAAGAGATATAAGGGAAAATAGTGATAAAATAAAATGATCTAGATGACCCAGTAAATGGCGACAGTAGATTCCAAGGCAAGATTAAAGGACATTGTTAATGCTTATCTAGATAAAGATGGTGGTGCAGGAGTCGACACCGGAATCGTTGCTGGACATCTAGCACAGATGCGATTATTTGGCATTCGCCAAGGGGTAGAATTCTTCCCCGGTCAAGATAATTTTGGCAACCAACGTAAAGACTTTTTAGATCGTGTTGCTAAATACAATCAATTAGACACACGTTTAGATTCTATTTGGGATTATTTTCTTTGTGACGGTCAAGGTTTATTTTACATTCGACCTACTAACAACAACTACAGACTTTACTTTTTTAGGAAGCACGAGTACAGAACTTATTACAATGTTGATGGCGAATTAGATGAAGTTGTAATCATCTATAGCTATAAAGTGCGCCAAGGTAGGGGCACTATGCAGCCAGTGACTATTGACGACTCTCCCATGACAGGCCATACAGGTCATCTGGGTATGGGTAATGCAACAGGCACTAAAAAATATATTAAGCTTTCAATTAAAAAACGTTTAATTACTGAAACACATTCAGATGGACATATCTCTTTTGATATGCCAGATCAAGCAGCACCTGGTAAAACTAAGAAGCTTAAAAACACATTAGGTTTTATTCCTTGCGTAGAGATTTTTAACAATCCCAAAGGGTTTGCGACAGAAGGTGTAGGTGACTTTGATTCCTTAGCTGATCAAATTTGTCTTCACGACGACATGGTTAAAAACATGCGAAAGAACATTCAGTTCTTTGGCAATCCTACCTTGTTATCTTCGCGACCAAAAACTGATCTAATGGAATCAGGGGACATGACGGTCCAAAGACCATCAATTGCTGCTAATTCTGGTTTCATGAGTGCAAACGCTTTAAGCAAATCAATGTTTAAAGCAGATCCAATTTCGCGTGGCATGGGTGGAGACATTCGTGTTCCTCGTGTCATCGCTAATTTAGAGCCAAACGACCGTGTTGGTTATATCGTACCCGACGCTGTTACAGGTGATCAGGTATCTTTTAGCCGTACTTTACGTGAGGAAATCCGTACCGCCTTGGGTGGTCAGGATGAAATCAGTATTTCGGCAAGTGTAACTGCGACTGAACTTAAATCTATTTACGGTCGAGTTGCTGCAACTGCAAAGAAAAAATGTCGCGCTATTTATACGCATGGCATTGCACGTTGCATGGAATTAATTATTTATCAGGAAGAGAGGCTTTTCAGAGATAGCTTAGCCGCAGCTGTTGGTTTAGAAAAACCGATTGACTTGTCTGAGGAAGCTACGGCACAAGAAGAGGAGCTATATGCAGATGCAATGGCTGCTTATGATCAGCAAATTAAGCGGATCATGATGGCCGCACTTAAGACTGAAATGCTTCCACCATCTGTCATTGGTTTAATTCCAGATGGGGATTTAACTGTGCAATGGCGCTGGCTTGGACCGGTCTACGAAGACACCTCTCAGGATCTAATTAACAATTCAATTGTTGTTAGAAACTTGCAAGAATTGGGTGTTGATAGTATAGAAGCACTGAAGTTTCTTTTCCCACAAAAAACGGATGAGGAACGAGCCGCGATGTTATCGGGGTTCCCCTTCAGGATGGTAAATGAATTGCAAGGAGCTTTCCAAGCATTCAGTCGCCTGGTGTCGGGAATGATGCAGACCCCTCACCCGCAGTCACCAGATTTACCTATGGCTGCAGATCCACGTTTGGATTTAACACCTTATCTGTATCGAACTTTAGAAGCATTACAACAGGAGATGAGTTATGCAGGACGCTACCGTCCAATCGATCCAACCGACGAGCCCAACACCAGTGGCCGTCGCCCCCAGCAGCTACGTGGCGGCAGCACCGGTTCCGGTGGCGCTGCCTCAGGCTCAAATTCCGGTGGGTATGAATTACCCCCAACAGGCTCCGGCGGGTCTTATCAATTACCCATCAAGCCCGTCTCAATACGTCCCCCAATCCCAACCGGCGGCGGTTCCTCCGTCCAACCCATGGGAGGCGGCGTTCAACAAGGTGGTAGGCGCACTGAGTCAGCCAGCCCCATCCCCGTTCCAGGCAGCACCGTCAGCTCCGGCCCAGACATACCCACAAGCTATCCCGGGAAACTGGGCACAGGCGGAAGCGATCAGCCCGGGTATTTCACAATCGGATCGCCTGACTTGGTCGCCCAACCAGGTATCCTCGCCCAGCTATTCCCCAACCTCCTCGACTCTATACGGTCGGGCGGCGGCGGAAGCCCACGCGGAAGTGGACGGAGCGATAGCGGATTATTACAATCTGAGTCCGGAAAGCAGGGCGGTTCTGAACGCGTTCGGTCCAGAGGCACCAGGGATTCTAAACAATTACGCGGTAAATCTAGAAAAGCTTCTCGATGACGCAGTAATTTGGGCTCAAGATGAGCGTCAGTGTCTGGCTGACTATGCCGACTATGCTATTTGGGCACATGATACGCTTTGCGATTATGCAGCTTTTGCAGTCAACGAGCACGTCGAAAACAAGGCATACAACGAGATTTTAACTAATCCCGATGTTTTGTCAGATTACACCTTGCAGTTCTTCGGACCCCAGGGACCTTACCCTGTCTATGAGTCCGCGCAACAGCTAGAAACTCGCGGTTATCCGACTGCCGTCCAACCTACTCGTGGCGCAGCTATGCCTGCTCCTCCCGTGCAGTCCAGTCCACAGAATACCCGTGAGTTCTGGAATGTTTTTGACCAGCAGATGATTAATGATCCGCAGAACGCTTGGCGTATCCTGAACCAGGCAAATCCATCAACAATGGCTAACAAGCTGTTTGTAATGGAATGATAAATACAGAGGGGGTAATTATTACCCCCTCTTAGTATTTAAAATTACTTGATGCTAGTATTTTGTTAGATAAGCCGTTTGGCTTTATCTTTCACCCGATAAACCTGACACTGGAGGATAAACCAAAGTGTTCATTGATAGCTAGTTCAGATCCTGGTAGGTATTACCTTTCAGCATTTGGTAAATAGCACCGTGATTACAATTAAATTTTTCAGCAATCTTTCTGTATGAAAGACCTGCTTCTTTTAAAGATTTAATTTGTTTCACATCTTCTTTAGAAAATTTCCTGAGTGATGTTTTCGCCTTTCCTTTACTTGCAAAACCATTGTTAATTTGATTGTTTTCAGTCCAGCTTCTTATAAGGTTTTCTTGTTTAGTAGCAATCTCTAAATTATTTAGATTGTTATTTCTTTTGTTGTTATCTATATGATTAACTTGCAAAGAAAAGTTGTGTGTTCCATGTGAACGCAAATCTAAATCCAAGAAAGCAACAGCCATTAAGACGTGTAAATTAAATCTTTTTCTTTTACTGTCAACAAGGATTGAGACACGATCATACTTACTAGTGTGTTGTATAGGAAGTTCTTCAAAATACTCCTGGTCATTATCGTCCAAGTGTTTTTCAAAAGCTCTTCCGGATTCAGTTAAGTAGAGATTACCAAATCCTGAGACTAATTTTGGATTCATGATGTTTATGAACAAGTTTCCAAATTTTACCTCACCTGAACTTCTCAAGCGTTGTCACCTTAGCGAGCAATCGTTAAGTGAAAACCGGATGAATTCAGGGAAGCCCTAACGTAAAGACGAGGGTAATCCTGAGCGAAGCCAATCAAGCCCGTGATTGGAACGTGCAGAGGCCACTGGGTGTTACACGATCTTGTAACGTAATACCAGATACAGCGTCCGGCATCCCTCTGGGATGAAGAGATGGTCCACCCCTTCAAGAAATTGGAGACCAGGAGAACGATTTTCCAAAACTGCTAGGTGCGGAGCTTTATCGCCCTCACCCCGCTTACATTTGCGAGATGGCTGCTGAGCCTGTGGTCGTCCATGACTTCACTCGCCAGCCCGGCCAGACGGTGCAACTTGATCGCTACAAGTTCTGGGGAACCCCTGGAACCAAGGAGAGCCGTGAGCGCGTCTCCGATCAGACCATCGGTACTGCTAACAGCCGCAACATCACCAAGGAGAAGGTGCTTGTTGTGCTGAAAGAGTACACCGG